ATACCCCGACCTCGATCAAGCCCGCCGAGCCTCCGACGTGTGGAACGGGGCTGCGCGATGAAATGGTTCCACGACGGCGTCACCTTCGACATACGCGAGCACGCCAGCCCGTGCCCAAACTGCCACACACTCGTCAACACGCTAAGCCACCCGGAGCGCGACCTCGGCCCGTTGTGCCCGTCGTGTCACCCTGACTGGAAACACGCGCCCTTCCTAGGTCAAAGACCCGAGGACGTGTCCCTAGCCCAGTGGCAGCAGAAACTCAAAGACCGGAAGGAACGCCTCGCCGAGGAACGCCGACAAGCACGGCAGGAGGAACTAGACAACAACTAGCCGATCCACGTCGTTATCGAGGAGCCCGACGAAACCCAGCCCTCGGCGCGTCACGTTGCCCCAGATTAGCCGCGCCCTAATCGCCTGACCCAGCAGTAGTCGACGACGGCTGGGGACGGTTGACGCCCCCCGACGTCCGTTGGACGAGCGGGCCCTTGGCGTGCCATAGTCCTCGGTGGGCAAGAGTTAGGACGGGAGCATGGGGCTAGGGGGACTTACTCGGGAAGGGTTCTATCTATGACCGAACGACTCTACGGTAGGAAGGGCCAGCAGTTGCGACTGCTCCGAGGACTTCACGGTGGACCACGTTGTGCCCATCAACTTAGGAGGCTCTAATGAACTGGGCAACCTTCGACCTGCCCACGGGCGCAAGACCCCAACGTGTCAAGGCAACTATGCCCGGGGCGATAGGGGCCTGCCCCCCTCTAGGAATACATCGAGGCAGTGGTGATCTTTTTAGAGAATAGGGCGGGACACCCCGCGCTTCACTGCGAACATTCCTCCCCCACCCCCCCAAGGGGTCAAAACGAACACAAACACCAAAACGGACAAAAGGGACACAATGACAAACAAGCAGACACCGATCCCCGGACTCGAAACGAAAACAAAGAAACCCGCGAAGGGCCGACTCGCTCGTGGCGTGGACGCCGTAATCGCCCAGTCGCGCAAGACGGGTGCGCCTTACACCCTCGACGAACTCACGGCGGCTATGCTTCGAACGGCTGCGGCGAACGTCGAGGCCGCGCTCGCCGAGGGCTCATCGTGGGCAGTGGCGAACGCTCTAAAGGAACTGCGGGCGGTGCGCGATGAACTCGTCCAGCCAGTCCAAGTCGGGGAGTCCGACGCCTTCGAGAAACTCCTCCAAGACCTCGCCGCCGACGTTCCCGAAGCCGGGACACGCGCCCCCTAGGTTCGCGACTCAAAGGCCCTCGCACCTGCGAACCCTTGGCCCAGCGGTGACTCGGTTAGCCCACGCGCTCGGCTGGGTTCCGCACCCTTGGCAGATTACGTTGTGGGACTTGGCCTTGACGATCAACGAAGCCGGGACGGGCTGGCAATACCCGACGGTGATCGTGACGACCCCGCGCCGATCGGGTAAGACCCGCGCCGTGTCCGCCGCTATGGTCCACCGTGGGCTCACCTTCCCCAAGTCCCGCACGTTCTACACGGCCCAAACTGGGCAAGACGCCCGTGACTGGTGGCGTGACGCGGTCGCGGAACTGGGCGGGACGCCTCTCGCTGGACGGTTCTCGCTTCGCCGTTCCGCTGGATCGGAGGCGATAACGTGGCCCAACGGTTCCAGCCTGCGCGTGTTCTCACCTCAACCCGACGCGCTCCACGGCAAGGATACCGACCTAGTCATCGTCGACGAGTCGTGGGCGTTCTCTAGTGACCGAGGTCGGGCCCTTGTCCAAGCCATTAGTCCGACACAACTCACGCGCCCGTGGGGTCAAATGTGGTGGCCCTCGACCGCGGGCGACGAGTCCTCGGACTTCCTGCGCGACCTCGTGGACCGCGGCAGGGCGAGCCTTGACGACCCCGACGCGACGATCGCCTATCTAGAGTGGTCCTGCCCGCCTGAACTTGACCCGCTCGACCCGGACTCGTGGCCCCAGTTTCACCCCGCCTACGGGCTCACCGTCAGCCACGACGCGCTCAAAGCCGAACTAGAACGTATGGGCCCCGCTGACTTCGCGCGTGCCTATGGCAACGTGTGGCCCTCCATGAACGCGGGAGCGGGCTGGGGCGCGGGCGTGTGGGAAGCCGCAGCCAGTGACGAGGCCCCGACGGGTTCCCTATCGTGGGGCGCGGACGTGTCGCTGGATCGTGACCGCGCGACGATCGCAGTCTGCGGTCACGGCAAGGACGGGCTCGTCGTCGAGATTGTCAACTCGTGCCCACCTATGGACGCCGCCCCTATGCTCCGCGAATACCAAAAGCGCCACGGCGGGACGATCTACGTCAACCCCTACGGCCCAGCCGTCACCCTCGGCGACGAACTCAACCGAGCCAAAGCCGACTTCGCCAGTGTTGGATCGAACGATTACGCCGCCGCGTGCGCTGGACTATTCGACGGGATACGCGCGGGGACGGTGTCCTACCGGCAAGACCCCGACCTCGACGCCGCCGCTGCTACTGCTGGGCGACGCTCGATCGGTGAACGCTGGGCGTGGGCCCGCAAGAACGGTGTCGACGTGTCACCGCTAACCGCCGCGACGTTGGCAGTATTCGGGGCGACACGCCCAAGCGAAACCGCGCCCGCGCCGACGTGGTACGTCCCCGGATCGTGATACCGTTAGGGCGTGGCCGAAGCCGTGTATCGCAACACGCCCGCCCAAGTTGATCTCGACCTATGGGCCGGTGACTCCGTCGGCGTGCCCGTACTCGTCAAAGAGAACACACTCGCCTTCGACCTGACCGGCGTATCGTTGGCCTGTATCCGTCAAACCGCCCAAGGCGAAGTCATCGAGGACCTAGTCGTGACCGTTGACGTCACCGACGCCGAAGCCGGGGAAGCCACGATCTACGTCGAGGGAACCGGAAACTACACCGACGGGTTCGTCGGCGTATGGGACTGGCAAGTCACCGACGACGACGACTGGACGCGCACTATCTGTCGGGGCAAAGTCACGATTACCGCCGACGTGAGCAGGCCCAGTTGATCGTCGAGCCGACCCCGTTTGAGCGCCTAGTCATCGACATCAACGGCGGGCGCGGTGGCAACGTCACCGAACTCATAGGCCCACCCGGACCCACGGGAGCGACGGGCGCCACTGGAGCAACCGGAGCGACGGGCGCCACTGGAGCAACCGGAGCGACTGGCGCAACTGGCCCAGCAGGGCCCGACGGACTTAGCGCTTACGAGGTCGCCGTTGACGGTGGCTTCGTAGGTGACGAGGCGGCGTGGCTGGCCTCTCTCGTGGGGGAAGCGGGAGCGGCTGGCCCCGCTGGCGCTGACGGTGCGGACGGAGCCGACGGCGCAACTGGCCCTCCCGGTGCTGACGGTGCTGACGGTGCTGACGGAGCCGACGGAGCGACTGGCCCTCCCGGTGCTGACGGTGCTGACGGCGCAACTGGCCCTCCCGGTGCTGACGGTGCTGACGGCGCGACTGGCCCTCCCGGTGCTGACGGTGCTGACGGAGCGACTGGCCCTCCCGGTGCTGACGGTGCTGACGGCGCAACTGGAGCGACTGGCGCGACTGGCCCTCCCGGTGCTGACGGTGCGGACGGAGCGGACGGCGCGTCCTACACACCCGGCGACCCGATCTATGTCATAGCCCGCAACGCGACCGGCTCAACTATTCCCAAGGGTTCCGTCGTGTACACGTCGGGCTCGAACGGTACGCACGTCCAAATCACACTCGCCCGCGCTGACTCCGACGCAACAAGCGCCCGCACCCTCGGCTTCACTGCGGAGTCGTTCGCCCCGAACGCTGACGGCCTCGTCATTGTCGAGGGATACCTCGACGGCGTGGACACTTCGGGCGCAACCGCTGACGGGGACATGATCTATCTGTCGGGCTCGACCGCTGGCGCGTGGACTACGACGAAGCCAGTCGCCCCGACGCACCTCGTCTACCTCGGGGTCGTGGCAAAAAAGAACCCGAGCACGGGCAAAATCCAAGTCAAGGTCCAAAACGGCTACGAACTCGACGAACTCCACGACGTACTCATCACGTCAAAGACGGACGGCGACCTGCTGACCTACGAGTCGTCGACCAACCTATGGAAAAACAAACCGAACGGCGCTGTCCTAAAATCGCAACTCACAACGACCGGCGACCTGATTACGGTCAACACCTCGAACGTCGTCACGCGGCTAGGGATCGGCTCCGCCGGTACGGTGCTAACTTCGGTTGGTCCTATGGGCTTGACGTGGTCGACCCCGCAGGACGGCCCAACGAAGTACCAAGACCCGTTCAAGGGTGCGCTCGGGACGGCGGGAGGCTGGGCGCTGCTCAACCCCGGGTCGTTCAACAACTCCAGTTTCACGGGCCAGTTCCAAAACATAATCCTCTACCCGTACTACTTCGACGGCGGCGCTATTGACCGTGTCGCGGTCGAGATTACGACCATAGGCACGGGCGCGGTCCGTGTCGGGTTATTCGATCACGACGACGCAACGGGCCGCCCTAAGACAAAACTATTCGACTGGGGGACGGTGTCGGTCGCCGCGCTCGGGGTCCAAGAAATCACGGTCGCGAGCACGATCCCGAGGGGCTGGGCGTGGGTCGGCTTGTGCTGGCAAACAACAAGCACAACCCCGCCCGCTATGCGCGGGTCAAACATCGGTCAATCCGTCGGCCCGGTATGGGTCGGCACGACGTCGGCGAACGCCCTAGCCGTGACCCGTGGCGCGACGTACTATTACCCCGGAGTCACGGGCGCGTTCGCGGACTTGACCCCGTCCTCGTTGACGCTGACGACTCTCGGCGTAAGCCAACGTATCCAAATGCGGGGGGCCTAATGCTTATCCGACGTTATGGCCTCGGCGGGTACTGCGACCCTTGCGACGCTTCCCACGATCACCCGCTCCACAACCTCGTCGAGCAGGTCGAGGTCGACGACGTTCCCGAAACACCCGCGCCCACACTGGAGCCGATCAGCCTGCTACCTGTCGGCGGGGAAACTATCGACGAAGTCAAGGCGAGCGCGGACGCCGCTATCGCTGACCTCGCCGTCCAAGTCGAGGAACGCCTCGCCCAGATTACGGAGCCGCCAGTATGAGCCGCCAGTCCCGCCTGTCCGCCGTCGTGGACTCTATGACCGCGTCAGCGCGTACCTCGATCCCACCGCAGGCGAACCCGTGGGCAGTTGCCGACGCCTTGTCCTCGATCACTTGGCCCGAAATCTCTAAGACCTCACTCTCGCGCCCCATGGCTATGACCGTCCCGGCGTGTGCCCGAGGTCGCAACCTCATCGCCTCGACGTTGGCCCAAGCCCCGATCAACGCTTGGGGCTCCTCCACGCAACAAGTCGCCCCAGCACTATTCGATCAACCCGACCCCGACCTGCCCCGCGCCGTGACTATCGCGTGGACGGTTGACGATCTCATCTTTTACGGCGTCGCCTACTGGGTGATCCTTGACCGCGACGTACTCGGCTACCCGACCGCCGCCCGCCGGGTTGACCCAACACTGGTCGACGTTGACAACGACGGGATCGTCCAAGCGATCAACGGGGACGCCGTCAACCCCGCCGAGGTGATCGTCTTCCCCGGACTCCACGAGGGGATACTCGCCTACGGGGCCCGCGAACTTCGCACCGCGTACACCTTGTCCGACGCCGCGCGTCGCTTCGCCTCCGTCCCGCTGCCCGCGCTCGAACTCCACGACCTAAGCGAGGACGGCCTCTCGGCTGACGACCGCGCCACACTGGTCAACGACTGGACACGGGCCCGCGAACTCTCGGGCGTGGGCTACACGAACCGGAGCCTCGAAGTCAAAACGCACGGCTGGAACTCGCGCGACCTCCAACTGGTCGAGGCCCGCGCGTATGCCGCTGCCGAAGTGGCCCGCGTGATGGGGATACCCGCAGCACTTATTGACGCCACCCAGTCCGGGTCGTCCGTCACATACAACAACCTCCAAGACGCCCGCCGCGACTTCACCGACTACACCCTGTCGACCTACACAACCCCGATCGAGCAGCGCCTATCTATGAACGACATCAGCCAGCCCGGCACGACCGCAGTGTTCGACCTTGACTCCACGGTCCTCCGCGCTTCGTTCGCCGACCGTATGGTCGCGTACCAAGACGCCATTACCTCCGGTGTCTACACCGTCGAGGAACTGCGGAAAATGGAAGCCGGAGTCCCCGGGACGGTGACTAAATGACAATGATCTACTTGACCGCGAGCGACGTCCAGCCCGCGACCCTTGACGGCCCCGCGCGTTCTGTCCACGCCACGATCCTCCCGTGGAATACGGTCGCTAACACAAGCGCGGGGCCGACCCGCTTCGTC